GATTTGTATCAACTTTTGGAACAGTTCTTCTGGATTCTTCGTAATCCTTAAATCCAGGCATACTTGTTATTGACTCAGGGGCGGGGATTCTTTTTGAGTCAAATGGATTAAAGGTGTCTTTATTAGGAACTTTCATGAATGCCTTGCCCGTCTCGTCGAACTCAATGTTTGAGAACTCAGGTCTTTCTAGCATACGACCAATCGATATCATCTGTGTCGATGTCGTTGGGTCCTCTTGCTGAGATGACTGAAGCTCCATGAGCAATCCAAGTGTAGGCTTTGCACCTCCCAGTGTTTTGACTACCACCTTTGCATCGTCCAAAGTTTCAATACCAAGCTGCTTACCGGACTCAGGATTAGCATTTGCAAAACTAAATACCAGATTAGCCGCTTGTTCGCTTAACGCCTTCTCTTGTTTTTTTTGTTTACTAGCAGCAATAGCCCCACCAATAGTAGCACCTAACTGAGCTATTGAGTTAGCCTGTATCTCAGCGGCCCTTGCAAAGCCACTGTAGTCCGCGTCACCCAGTTCTGGGCGTATTCTTGATCCTACTTGAAATGCCATACTATTTAATTTTTGTATTCATCCACTTACGGATGATTGATTTGATGCGTGGCTTGTTGGAGATGAACTTAGCTATTTTCTCTCCGTACTTTATGTACAGGTTACGGAACCAAGAAGGTGCATCATTCAGCATCCAGTAACGGAACTCTAGCCACTTAGGATTCTCAATGCCGTAGACCTCACGAGCTACCCAGCAAGCGGCTGCAAAGCCACCTGCGATGGATCCTAATCCTTGCATCATACCCGCACTCCTAGCTGCATTAGCCTGAGCTTGCATACCTTGGAAGGTAACGTCCTGTCCGCGCTGTTGCAAGGCCATGTTAATACCCATGTTGGGATCAAATAGTTGAGGACCCACAGGTCCTGCTGCGCCTTGCTGTGCCTGTCCGAGGACTTGACCGCCTAGACCAATAGCAGCCGAAGGACGACCAAGGAGGGTACTACCTAGGTCACCGGCTAGCTGACGGTTCATTGCGAAGGCTGGTTGTGCGAACTGAGCAGTGTAGTCCGAGCGACCAAGTGCCTCTGCCGCAAGAGATGATGAGTCACCAATGCGACCCCTCGCTAGGCTTGCCTGTCTGGACCTTTGTTGTATGTTACGCTCCTCTTCTGGAGTCAGTTGACCCAAAGCTCGACGGGACATACGTTCTGCTATTGCTGTACTATCAGGGTCAGCGGCACGGAAAGCCTCTACAGCGCGTGGTGCAAATTCTTCTAACGCACCTACGTCAGCTTCACGTTGCTGTTGTAGTTGCTCCTGTTGTAATTCAAAGGCTCTCCTAGATGATTCTCCGAGTAAATCAAAAAGCCCAGGAGTTGTTACCTCACCCGTGACTGGATCCTTTAGACCTTCGGCAAATGTCTGTATATCCTTTAGCTCAAGTGCAGAATAACGGGGACGAAATTCTTCCTCTGCGCCTATCAATCGCTCCTGCAATACAGGGTCCGTGATGCCCTTGCCTTGTGCCTCAAAGTCCTTACCGAATAAATATTCGCCCATTGACTTACCTGGGTCAATAGGTGCTGGTGGTGGTGGTGATCCTTTTCCTCCCATAATATTATATGCTTAGTATTCTGTTAAATAATTTAGGTGAATATTCTACCCTAGTAGGCTTATGATTTCTGTATCGTATGCTAATTAATTTTTTTTGCATAACTTCAGGGCATTTGATTATAAAGTTCTGTGTAAGTCGTTTAAAAGTGTCGGTACTTTTTGCGAATAAGAAGGCCATAAAGATTGCATTGCCTTCGGGGTCATCGGCCTCCCAGTTCTGAACAAAGGGCCAGCCGTCGTCCTCGTTGCAATTATACCACATAAATACACCTTGTATATTACCTTCTTCGTCCTGCTCAAAAAGAAAGGTATGCTTCGCCATATGGTAAGCAATAAGTAACTGAATACGATCCTCTGGCCATCCGGCTAGAACCTTCCCGTTCTCATGTTCAACACAGAAATCTACGACCTTATCAATGAAGGCAATAGCTTCTTTCTGTGTAGCATTTTGCAATGCTATTTGAACTGAATGCAGGAGGGGGTTCATTAGGCTGTTCGTTTCCACATATAGACGACGATGTACGGCTGGAGATTATTGTGAGCTTGTGTAGCTCCAGCTGATGTCAATGTACCGTTTTCATCAGAACCAGCACCACCTGCATATTTTGTAAACTTTTGAAAAGAATCAGTATCCGCACCATTAGCGGGACTATCTACATCGAAACCATTTGAATTGCTGCCAGTGGACCCAGATGGCTGTATACCCCCGTGCCTATGACTAGGCATTTCAGTAATATCCAGCGTAACTGTCTTGGCACCACCAGTTTCCTCTGCTGCATCAAAATCCGTGTCACTAGCATCAATCCCTACGGGTACTTTACCTGCTCCAAATGCAGCCCAAGTACCAAACCCCAGCAATGTCCCTGGATTAGTCGCAACCGTAGCGTTCATATAAATAGAACCAACTGGATAGGCTGACTCTAAGCCCTCTAGGGCATCGGTTGCTAACTTAGCTTTTGTAATACCACCGTCACGGACCGCCATAGCACCGCCAACAAGGGTCATCGTACTACCATCAACAGCGTCCGCTTGATTGAAGGTCGCTGCCGTGATTACTTGATTAAGTTTATCAGCCGATAGCTGTTCGCCGTTAGCAAATATTTTTCCTGATGTTATGACTGCCATATTATTAAATTGTTACACGGATTTTAAAAGTTTTTAAGCAAATGCTTTCAGGACTAATGAACAATTACTACTGCTCAGTAGTACGCTACCGTTAACACCATCAATCCTTGGTATATTAACCGTCTCATTTCTGTAAAATTTTATATTACTTGACGTGCAATACGAAACACACGCACCCACTCCGAAGTGTGTCTTAGTGTTTAATAATACAAAATCTCCACTTGCGTACCCATCTACACTTGTTGTCATTTTAGCGAATACTTGTATTATTTTAGGGACTTCCCCTAAGGAGTGAGCTACAGATAATTCAGTTCTATTATCTGGAAAGGTTTGGTCCGAACTAACAAAACTCTTTGTAAATACTCCATTAGTATCTACATAAGCCTTAATACTTTGCTGTGAAGCTAGGGCCGTAGCACTGTTGGATGACATATCATCTTCATCCTTAAAATCAAATGCCTCTTCTACATCTCCTTCACTGGCAGAGATTCGACCAAGTATCTTGGCTGTGCTAATGTGCTGCATCTTGGCAAAGGTTACGCCTGTTGTCTTGCTTGAACTGTCAGCAATCTTAGCAGTTGTTATCCCTGAGTCCTTTAATCGAAGCGCATTAGAATTTACTTCTATTGTGGATCCGTCCACGGAGTCCGTTGATATTGCAGCGTCATTGACAGCCTGATTGAGCAAAGCTGCCGTTACCGTATCGGTTGTTCCAAATGTATTGCCTGTTACAAATCTTGCCATTATTCTGCTTTCTGTGTTGATCTAAAGGAGGTTGATCCTTGAGTTTGTAGTGACCTAATTCTTGGTCGTCCTTGTGTATTGTTTACTGTAAATTGTATTCCGTGACCTCTTCGGTTACCTATTCTACCACGTATGGACACATCCTCTGCTACGGCTAAATCAGAATTACCGTTGAAGCTGTTGAGGGTTCCTAGGGTAAAGGTTCCGTCCGGGTTCTCCGTCTCAGCAGATAGGTCAAAATTGCTCACATTGTCTGCACTACTTTCTACGTGCATCTGGAACTCCTTCCAATTCTTTCTGCTCATGTTGCCAAAGGTGTACTGACGGGTAGTGATGCTTCCCTTGACATCCTTGGTAGTATCAGAACCTCCAATGCTTACGTTTATTAGGTCAACGCCCTGTAGCCTGGAGTCTATCTTATGGATACCACCTAGTCGATTAATGGCGTAAACACCTCGCTGGCTTCCTTCACCAGCAACTATTAGGTTCTCAATGTCCCAGTCCGTGCTATCAACGCTATCAATACTCTCCCACTGCTTGTTTAAAAAGTTGTAGATAAGTATAACGTTATTGCGAAGCGCATCATCGAGAGGCACGGCAATGAAGTAACGATTATCGAAGTAAACAGCTACGGCCTGGCTGCTCTGATCCTTGTTGATTCTCTTGATTGTCTCGTTAATTGGTTCACTGAGTGGTGTCTCCGTTCCGCGGAGGTTGTATTCATCAAAGAACTGAGTGCTGTAAACACCATTATCGGATAGGAATATAACTTGACTGCCGACCTGCTGGATGCTCTGACGGGCTACGCAACCAACCTCATCGGTCAGTAGTTTAGTACTAGCCGCTTGCAGGGACGTTGTGTTAGATATTAGGTGAATGCTGTTACGGTTGAACACCATCAGGTTGTCCTCGGAGAAGGAGTGCAGCCCTACAGTGAAGTCAGCTTCACCTGCATTGAACCTGTACTGAGCGTAGATTTGATCATAGGTGTCGGAGTCAAGAATATCTGAAGCAATGACCTCATCGATGATTCCCCTTGATGTATATGAGTTCACGCTTGCATCTACCGAGAACTGAAACGGCATGACCAACCTGCGCTGATGATATACGGCAAACTCAGGTGCCGGCATATGAGTGAACCCAAGACCTACGGACACTCTTTTTTGGACAGTTCCATTTTTGTTTGTATCGTCAGCTTTATCTGTAGAAAAAGTAAAGGTAGTTGTGCTGGGTATTGTTTGGACAGTTACGGTATCGCCTACTGAATAAGTAGAGGAACCCGCATCAGTAAAAGTTAAGGTGTCCCCAACTAGCAAGGTAGCAACTGCTGCTGTACTTGCAGTAGCTGTAGCAACTCCACTTGCATAATCAATATCGGTTAGAGACAGAGGCACTGGCTGCGTATAGGTTCCGCTGGCTACTTTAGAGAATGCAGACGTAGCTGTGCCAGTCCCAGAAACTCCAACCGTAGCCGCAGTAAACGTACTTCCTACAGCGTAGGTAACTCCGCTAGTGTCAGCAACGGTATTCCAGTTAGCCTGGGTATTATCGCCTAGACTGGTAATGGTATAGGTTTTCCCAACCTCAAAACTACCAGAGGTTATTGTGCTAAACGAACCATCCCATTCCAGAGCTACTTGACCCTTGCGGAAGATGAACACCTTGTTAAACGCTTGGAGCATTGATGATTCAGGTGGCACAGTTTCGCTTGCTGGATAAGCAATATCCACAGTAGCGTTCGTCGCTAGGTTCTTAGCCACAACCTTTAGATTAGAGGCAATGAGTATGTACTGACTTGCGTTCTCATTGGGGTCACTGAAATCAGTACTAGCATAGACCTCGGTGACTGCCCCTTGGTCAAGGACCATATTGAACCCAATGACGGCCTGTGTTGTATTAGCATTCAGGTTGAAAGAAGCAGTTCCAGTACCTGATCCCGCACCTGTAGCAGTGAAAGCAACGTCTACGGAATTTGAAGATGCTCCAATAGCTGTAAAATCCGTACTGCCTACACTCTGAATGGTATAAGTTTTTCCAACTAAAAAGTTTCCTGCTGTTGTTATAAGGTCTTCTGGCAAAGCAACAGCCGCACTATAGCTTTCGTTGCTACCCGATAAGTCATATTTAAGTGTTTTAGTGTTTGTAACTGTTCCAGTTCCAGAACCTGCTCCTGTAGCTGTAAACGTAACACCTATAGTACTTGCTGAAGCACCAATAGCAGTGAAGTCCGTGCTGCCTACGGTTTTGATTGTATAAGTTCTTCCAATAGATAAACTTCCAACTGTAATAGCATTATCGGTCACGGATGCTAAAGTTTTTAATGAGGTAATTACCAAGGGATCACTTGTAGGAGCAACTGAATTAGGGTCAACTGTAGAAAAACCAAGACCCTCTATGGCTACAACATCGGTTGCTACGAATGTATGCCCAGCCTCAACCGCTGGGTCATTGATGACAATGCTAACCTTATTATCTGCACCAACTAGGTTAGCTGATTCAATAGTCGTAGGGAGCATCGCCGTGCTTCCGTTGCCAATCTCTGCTGTAGTAGGCAGTCGAAGGACAGTGCCGCCTACGGCAAACGGGGCCTCAATGACCTCGATACCCTTGCGGACCTGTGCTTCACCGTTGCGATCAAAGCGGACGTTCTGGGCATCAGCCAGCATCCCGCCCTGTAGCTGATCAGGTCTAAGCCTATTGTTGAACCCAACAAAGCCTACATCCCCGTCCTTGAGGATGCGGTCATCTAGGCTAGCATATGACCTGTACTCCTGCATTGATTAAAGACAATTACCTAATAATTAAAAGGGACGATAGCTTTCTGAGCCTGTTAAAGGACTATAAGTTCTTGGGGTATTGTTAAAGTCATCGTCTTTGATTACTTGACGACTAATTGGAGCTTTGTTATCTACCTTGGGAAGTTTTCTAAAAGTATCCATTAACTGCTCGCCAGCTTGCTGTGCAGTTGGCGTAGACATTGCTTTGATTTTTGGACCTTGCACGGGCTTGGAAGCCTTTGCTTTCCTAAGTGCCTTGGCTCTAGCATTGCTAAACCTAGCACCTCGTGTGAGTTCTTGTCTCTTTCTCATTGTATTGATTATTGAATTATTAACGAGAACGATTACCTCTGGATGTAAACTTGCCTTTAAATAACTTAGTATCCCTGGACTGCTTGCCCTTGCCAGTTCTGGCATTAGAACGTGTTGTAGCCTTTGGGGATTTTTTGGATCCTTTAGTTGTACCCGATGAACCCTTGCGGCTACCGCCTGATTTCTTAACAGGCTTCATGCTGACTAGACGCTCGCCCTTGCCACGACCTCCACCGGACTTTTTGGCCGCAGCAGGTTTTGACTTACGACCACTAGGTGTTCTTTTTACAGCCGCTTTCTTAGCAGCCTTTGCCTTAGGAGCAGCTTTTGCCTTAGGAGCAGCTTTCATTTTACCAAAGCCCTTTAAAACTTTGCCAGCAAAGGACTCATCAAGTTCATCCTTTTTCTTTGCTGCTATTTGTGAAGGCAAACGGCCTTGAGCCTTTGCTAGGTTATATGCCGCTG